TCACCAGCACCGGCGCTGAATTGCTGCCGATCTGCATCCCGCATTGGGCGTGCAAACCCAGGATAAAAGTATCCTCATTCTGTGCCAGCTTATAACCGCCGCGCATCGTGTATGATTCCAGCAGTCCCGGCTTCGCCTGGGCTGCATCCACATCGTCGATTTCATGTGCAAAATATTTTTGTTGATCAATTGGCAGGTTTCGCTGAGTGGTAGGAATACCGTCGATGGTAATATCCAATCCCTGGGCGTAATCTCGAATAGTGGGATCTCCGACAAAAGTCACCCGAACCACATCACCGGCTTTCTTAATCTCGCCCTCGTATTCCCGGTTGGCAACCGCGCCGGCAACGGCCTGGTTTTCCAAGCCGACTTCAAGATTCGCCCACCAAATTTCCGGTTTAAAATTGTTGACAGACATGATAATGCCCTTTCGTAAATTAAGTTGCTTAATCCATTAAGCGGCTCGCATCCACGAAAGCGCATCCACGCCCATCACCGCAATTTCCCCCTTAATAAAGGGGGTTAGGGGGTTGTTACTGCTCCCAGTAACTCATACTCTTATTAACCCTCTCCCGATTCTCCTTCAGCCAGGCTTTATCCCCTTTCTTCTGCTCGTAATCTTCCTCGCTGATATAACCCTCGAACGGCAGACCGGAACCGCCCACTTTCTTACCGGCAAAAGGCAATTGCCCTTTGCCATCAGTGTCTTTTACTCCGTAAGTGCTTTGCAGAAAAGGCAATTGATCCTGCAACTCCATGCGTTTGATCATCTCCGCTACTTGCTTCGGCACTTGATACTGCTTAATCGCAGCATCTACCTGAGATTTGGTATTCTCTTCCCAGGTAGTTTTAAACTGGCGCAGACCCTCCAATTCCTCAGAAAGCTTTCCTTTCTCCACTTCCAGCGTCGCCAGCGACTTCGTCGCTTCCTGGTATTGCTTCTTTAATTCCTCATCCTGAATACCGTTGGTCTCAAGTTCACGCAGTTTATTCTTCAACTGATCGCGAACATCAAAAGCCTTCTTCGCTTCACCCTTTTGAAACTCAACAGATTCGCTTAACTCCTTAACTTTCTTCTGATGATCCAAAAGGGTATCCACAACCTCAGAAAGCGGCCCCTGGCCGTCCTTAAATAGCGTCTCAGGAACAACGTCCCCTAATTTCCCTTCCTCAACTCCCAAAACCTCTGCTACTTGTTTGGCATCCGCCATAATTCAGCTCTCCGGCTTTATTCTTTTTAAAGATAAAACATCTCTCCCCAACTTGTCAACCAAAACCGACCACCTTCAACCCCCTTGAAAAAGGGGTGTTATCGCCTCTCCCATGTTGATATGGTAACATCCCTGTTAAAATTAACCCGCCAAGCTTTTACATAATGCTTGTTATGTTGTCGTCAATCCTAACACTTACCCGCATCCCTGCATCACGTAACATAACAGGCATTATGCAAAGTTGCCCTTCCGGGGCAACACCGCTTGGCTCGATTCAAACCTTCCCCTCAGCCTCAGTCTTAGCCTCTAACTCCGTCTCCACAATCTCAAACCGCTCATTAAACCTTTTAACTTTCAGCAGCTTATTCGTATGTTCCAAATTCTCTTTCAGCCGCTCATCCGCCTCCTCCGGTGTTAAATCCCGGTTCTCCGCCCGGATAAAGTCGCGCCAGTTTACTGCCCCCCGCTGAACTCTCCAATCCCAATCGTCGCGGTCTTCCGGTGTCTCTACTGACCACGTCGGCTCAATAAAATCGCTGATGATCTTGTCTTTCTCCAAATCCACATTCTTGATCAGATCATGGTATTCCGCCACCGCCCCAATCACCTTATGCAATCTCTGCTCGAATATCTTCCAGAAAGTTGCCTCTTTCTTAAACTTCTTGAGCAATCGGCCTTTTTTCAATTTCAGAGTGACGCCCGCGATTACGTTGCCCCGTTCCTGGAAGTTCATTGAGATGTTGTAATGATCCAACTGCCGTGAAATCCAGCGTTCCAGTGCATCCATATTTGCCGATATATTGAAATCATCCCCTTCCAGCGTTCCGAATTTCGCATCTGTGTCTTGCGCCCACCAGATTTCATCAAACCCGAAGCGCAGGTTGTCCGCAATTTCTTTCGTGATCCCCGTTCCCCACGCCTGCCGGAACGTCGAATACTGGAATGAGTATGCCCAAACTTGTTGAAGAACATTCAGCACGATATTGCAGTCCACCAGCGTTTTCGCGCCCAGGCTCCAATACTCGCTGGCCGGAAACGGTGATACATCAATCACCGTCGAGACTCCGTAAGGATTCTTCCCGTTAAATCGCTCATCCTTTACCCTCACGCCCTCCTCATCGTGCAAGTACATTTCCGTATCGCTGACATAAAGGTAAATCAGTTCCGGCATTTTATTGGCTTTCTTGGTAGTATCCACCTTCACCGGGATAGAATATCCCACAGGATAAAGCGGGTTATGTTCCATGAAGTGCGGCAGAAACGCCGTCTCGATATACACCATGATCTTGCTGAAATAAGGGTCATATTCCACCCTTAGCAGCACATTGTGAAGCAAGTTTTGGTATTGTTCCAGCGCCTGAACACCGAAATCAATCTGCGGATTCTCCGCGTAAAACTCCACCAATCCCTCCCGTTTCGACGCTTTCCCCTGGCTGTTTACGACGCGCCGTTCAGGTACAAAGTCATAAACGAGACTGTTCTCCTGGATCACCCGCTGTGTCAGCGGCTCGCTGACAAACGGCAGTGATTTGCGTTTCTCGAATCCGTATTGCTTCAGGTAGTAATCTTCTGCGTGCTGATTGTTCTCGAAGAAGTCAATCATCGTCTGCCGCAGCGTATTCCGCTGCTGCGCTCCGATCTTTCGCGCATCATTAATGCTCCGCGTGATCAGCCCTTCAATTACCTCTGTCTGTGTAAATACATTAAAACGGCTAAAAAATGACATAGTTATCGCCTCGTTCTTTTCTCAAACATCGGCGTAGATCCTCCCACCATTGCTGACGTTACCGGCCAGTTGTAATACATCAGATAGCCCAGTGCCGCATCAATGTGCCCGATCCCGCGCTCCTCCTGGTCTTTATCCAGTCTCCCATCGTCGTATCGTTCCCGCAATTGCATATCTCTGATGGTGTATTGGCAGGTCTGCGGATTGATAAAATAGCGCACATTCCCCGCTGCCGCCCGGCACATGGAATTCACTGTGGCGACGCGGTCCTTCTGCAATGGATTGCTCTCTTTCGCCCGTATGGTAAATTCTGCGCCCTGCAATATCGCCAAATCCGATTGCCGCGCGTTTGATGTTTCGCGCTTTCCTGTGCTGTCCGGGTAAATAATCACCTGCCGCCGCTGAAATCGCTCCAGGAGATGATCACGCATTTCATAAGTGTTCGAGTTCGGCAGGTACACCTCTCCGAATTGCCGGTAAACCTGGTTCTTTTCGATATGTCCCAGCGTCGCAGTCATCGGGTTCACATTGAAATCCATTCCCACATGAACGTAATCGTTCGGATCATACTCCACCCGCGCAAGATTGTGCTCACCGAACGCCCAGTAAGCCAGCCCGTAATAAGCCTCAAAACTTCCCTCGTATTCCTGCCTGAAAGTGCGCTCATCAAGGTGTCTCCGGGCATTCTCGATCTCATGTTCCGGCAATATATCCGCGCTGAACCAGTGGAAATAACCGAACTGTTCAGCCTCGTTTAGTCTCGATATTCCTTCCCCGGAAACAGTTTTTGGTAAAACTCCCCCTGCTGCATCCAGCGCCAGATCATAATAGTGGTTCCGTCCTTCCGGCACCCCGATCAACCAGCACCAGCCCTGACGGTCTGATAATGCCGGCCTCACGTGCTCGAACCAGGCTTTCTCTTTCATATTGCCGTATTCATCTAAGATACCCCCATCCCAAGGCTGTCCCTCAATCCGCTCCGGCTTATCCATGCCCAAAACGTGGATTTCCGCATCCGTGCGCCCGTAAGCCCCCCGGATGTAGATAATCAGGTCGGTTTCACGCGGCTGATCACGCCACCATGGCCGCGTTAGCTCCTTCAGGTCATCCCAGTATATCTTTTTTGCCTGGTCCCGCGTCGGAGCCGCTGCAAAATAGCGCCTCGGCTGATAAAACTCCGCCTCCGTGCGCGCCATGATACACAAAAACCGCTTCGCAAGCTCCGTCTTC